AATTGTAAAAGGATAAAACATGCTCCTTTTCAAAAGTTTTTCTTTTGATTCTCCTCTTATTTTCATTTTCCAATTTTCTCTTTTAAAAGGAATAATTTGAACATAAGGGGTTCCTTTTTTAATTATAGTGTCTAAGGTATTATATTTATCTCCATTTATAATTATTGGAAAATTAATTTCTTGTTTGTATGAATCTGTGTCAACAATTGCAGGGATAATAGAAAACCTATCATCACTATTATTTAATGGAGATACAAATAAACAAGAATAACCAGGAGGGGTTTTTATAATCCAAGGATTTAATATTTTGTAAAAGGGTAAATTTTTATTTTTTTCATTAGCGGGAGATCCTTTTAATTGTTCATTAGAATGAACATCTATATTTTGTGTATTTACATTTATTCTTTCAGATTTCATTAATTCTACCTCTATTTCTCCTGTTTTCCAAAAACCATCTTTTTGACCTGTTTCTTTATGAATTACATTGTGTGTAATTTGCATATCTATTGGAACTTTTAATAAGTAACCACTCGTTAGAGAATCCAGAAAAGGCATACACCCTTTAACAGTTCGAGCAGAAGTAGAATGTTTTAATTTTTTATACCATTCTGGTATGTTTAATTTTATAGGAATAGGTTGATCTTGTTTTGAATCAACATATTTTTCATTAGCTATAAATTCTATTGTCTTTCTAAACATAAATAAATTTATACGTTATAAAACGTATAAAGTAAACTATAAAAGTTGTTTACTATTAATTGCTGTAACGCCTTGATCTTCAACATATTTTTCTAAAGAGGAATTAAAAGGTGTTCCGTCAGAATATAATCCAGTTGAAGTATCATGTATTGCATCATCAGATGGGTCAGTAATAAGAGTATTAACATCTATACTAGATATGTAATTTTTATATGTTGTAACAGTAGAAGCTAATGGTTTTGAAGAATTTTTTTCTAACCATGCATTTATTTCAGAAAGTTGTTTATTAATATAAGCTGTTAAGCCAGCTCTATAATTATATGCTAAAGATAGGTTTTCTGTATTTACAGTGTCACCATTTTTAGAAATTATTTCTTTTTGCGCTAATCTAACATCATTAAAGAGATCATCTGTTACAGTTACTAGATCGTAATTTGATTGATCATGATCCCAATTATTATCTAAAACAGATTGATTTTCAGCGATGCCAACTACAGCCCCTGGTTTATTGTCAGAATTTTTTGAAAAAACAAATACAGCCATTATTCTCCTGTATTCTCATAAATCATTAAAGCACCATGATCACCAGTCGTACCACCGCCTCCAGGATTCATACGGTTTCCACCAGTACCACCGCCTCCATAAGGTACTCCACCTGAATATATTTTTTTTGCATCAGCTGTTGCATCCGCAAAACTTGAACCTGGCGCATCTCCTCCTGCACCAGCATTTCCGGGACTTCCTTGTCTTGGACCTCCGTTTCCGCCAGATCCGCCGTTGGCAGTTCCAACATTTGTTAATGTACTTGCTTGACCAGCTGAACCAGTATTCCCGTTTGTAATAGGACCAGCAGCGTTTCCACCACTACCACCGCCTCCAATAGTATAATTATGTGACTCACCTCCAGAGATAGGAAAACCAAAAACTCCAAAACCACCTTCGCCGCCTATTCCGCCTTCTCCTCCTGAGGTTCCTGGATGATTTCCACCACCGCCGCCTCCGCCGCCTCCGCCGTAAACGTAGGCTAGACCAAAATTAGCATTATTACTTGCTGTGTAACTTCCTGGTGATTGACTTAATACCAATGTTTTTGGAACTAAGTTTGCTCCACCTGCAGAACCAGTAGCAGCTGAATAAACTCTTCCTGAAGAGTCAACAGATACAGTTGATGTTGTAAAAGTTCCTTTTGCTGATTTTATAATTCGTGGCATTAATATCCTCCTGTATTATTAATCTGCCATTTCAGTATAAGAAACATGCCAAGATAAATCACTGGCTGTTCCGGCTGTAACGGCTAATAAATCTGTTTCGTCTAACCAAAGAGGTCCTGTTGCATCTAAAAAACTTAATGTTGAATCAGCTGGAACAGAAATTGTACTTCCTATTTTGTAATAAGTACTTCCATTGTCATTACTGACTTCAATTGTTACATCACATGCGTTAGTGCCATCTGTGTTAGCTATTAATATTGTGTCAATTTTAGCAGCGTACTCTGCAGTAACGTCTACCATTGTTGTTCTGTTTGTGTCGCCAAGATTACCCATAGCATTTTTAGGTGTTATCGTTGAGACATTTACTAAATTTGGTGTTGCCATATTTTATTCCTCGTCTTATTAATACTAGAAAAGCATCGAAAATGCAAGAGCCTTTCCTACTGTTGATATTTCACTTCCATTATACTGTACAGTCCCTGTGCCTTTAGGTACTAAATTAATACCTACATTAGTCTCTCCAGAAGCAGTGAAAGACGGGTTGTTTCCAGTAGCTGCATTGGCATAAGTAAGTTCGTTAACAGCTGATCCAGTTGCAGTTAATAGAAATAGTTCATTACCATTGGTATCTAAAATAGATGTACCAATTTTAGGTGAAGTTAAAGTTTTGTTAGTTAAAGTTTGAGTTCCAGTAAGTGTTACATCTCCAGTTGCTATTTGGTATATATCTGGGTTAGTACCATCGTTTGCTGTTGCAAATAAAATAGCGTCACCTTTATCAGTTGCTCCAAAAGTAAATGTGTCTCCTGATCCAGAAACATATTTAAATTGTACTGTGTAAGCACCTGATGTTGAATTTCTTAAAAAATAAAAAGTTTGTGCATCTAGAGGAACTGTTACGATTTGGTTTCCAGTAATAGAACCTGTAAACTCAATCATTCTGTGAGACATAACTGCTCCAGTTGATCCATCAGAAACTGAAAGAGCTGTAGTTTGTGCTCCACCTGCTATTGATTGTGCAGTAAATCCACCTGAAATTTGTTCGATTATATTTAAATTTGTATTAGTTTTTGTTCCCCATGTACCGGCGTTTTCACCAGTTGCCATTAATTCTACACCGAGAGCCGTATAAGTTGATGCCATTATTTAATCTCCTAATTTATCTTTTTTTATTTGTTTTTATACTTATTGTCAATCATTTACTGCAGTATAATTAGCAGTTTGTGTAGCTGTAACTGCACTATATCCTGCGCTTTGAGTAGCAGTAATTGCTTCATAACCTAAAGGCGCTACATTACCTAAACCAACAGTTGCCTCTAATCCAGTTAATCCCATTACATCTTGTGGGGATATTGCACCAACTGCAGAAGTTGCAGATAATCCAGTTAAACCCATAACATCTGCTGGTGATATTGTACCACTTGCAGAAGTCATAGATACACCTGTTAAATCAACTATAGGATTTGTACTAACTGTAGGAGATCCAACTCCAGATGTAGTACCAAAACCAGTTAGTCCCATAACATCTGCTGGTGCAATTGCACCAACTGCAGAAGTTGCAGCTAATCCTGTTAATCCCATTATATCAGATGGAGATAAATCTCCAACCGTAGAGGTCATAGACTGACCTGTTAATGATAAATCAACATCACTAAATACTGTAGGTGTGCCTAAACTTGAAGTCGTACTTAAACCAGTTAATCCTACTACATCGGCAGGAGAAATTGTTCCTGCTGAAGATGTCATAGATAAACCTGTTAATAAAACAGTTCCTTGAATACCCCAACCATTAGCACCCCATGTTTGTCGACCCCAACCATGGTTTATTTCTGCTGTTACAGTTACAGAACCTATAGCTGTTGTTCCAACACCTGCGGTTGTTAAAGTTACATCTAAACTACTTTCCCCCCAGTTTTCAAATCCCCAGTTATCAGAACCCCATCCTTGTTCAGGAAATGATTCTACTGCTCCGATAGATGTTGATGCTGATAAACCAGTTAAAGAAACTGTTGCGACATTAGAGGCCCAAGAATTTTGATTCCACGCTACTGAAGGATCATCACCGCCCCAAATTGATGTAGCCATAAGGAGCTCCTCCTTATGCTATTCTTATGATAGCGTTAGTTGCGTCTGCTGTTGGAAATTGAATTGTAAAAGTTCCGCTTGTTACAGTTTTGTCTGAACCAAATGCAATAGCACAAACCGCTGCATCTGTTGAATGTGAATCATTAAAAATTAAACATCCGTTAGCTGTAAAGGAAGCTGACGTCCAAGATACATCTGCAAAATCACATACTGCTGTATCAGTTGATAAAGTAGGAGTTACACTTGTAAGTGCTTTTCCTTTAGCTGAATAAGCTGTTCCTGATGAATTAGTAATTTCATTACTAGATGAATAAGCTGTTGTTGATTTATTTAAAGTTGCATCACTTGTATATAAAGCTAAGTTAAAAGTATTTCCAGTAGATGCTGTAAAGTTATGTTCAGCTTCTAGAATTTCTTGTTTAAAACTGTTACAAATTGCCGATGTTATTGCCATAATTATCTCCTATTTACTGAGGCGGTGACTCGATTGGAATTCTTATTGTACCATCCGTGTAATCGTCTCGTCTTCTTCTTCCAATTTGCATCGCTGCAAACTTTTGTAGTTCGGTTTTATACTTTTGCTCGTATAATGTCAACATATCAGTTGGACCTTTTAAAAACCCATATGCCTCGCATAGACAAGCATATAACAGACCTTGAGGGAAATTCAAACTAATATAATTTGTTTGATTACTAGACTCTAATGTATCTGGCATTTTATTATAATATATTCTAAATATGTAATTAGCGTCCGGTGTAGGAGCTAAATAAATAGATCCTGATGTCGTATCAGATAATCCTGTTGCTCCTCCAAACATAGAGTAATACTTAGGTTTACCAGTAACGTCGGCTCCTGATGTTGTTGATCCTTCTGGACCTGTTAATCTTCCTACATATTCTGTTAAAAAAGTTTGATCACGTCTTTCTAACCATGTACCTTTTTCAGTAGAATTTGTTGCATTAAATACTTCAACACCTCTTACAAATAAAGCTCCTGCAGGCACTCTAATAGTATTTACATCTGTTGCCATTGTACCTTGGTCCACGAATCTGTCTGAATCCATAGGTAAATCCATCATAATTCTTTGTTGAGCATTTAAAATAAAATTTTCCAAAACATCAGTTGTAAAAACGTTAGAATCTACTTCTGTGTAGTTTCTTATTTGTGTAACTAATGTACTGTAACTAATTCCTGACATAATTAACCTCTATCATTTACGGGTCCAATTGTACACTGAAAACCGCCTCCTGTTGCTGTGCTTGTAGCATTAGATACTAAAGGCACTGTTAATGAATTATAATGTGTTTCTGTTTGAGATGCTTTAGGACCCACAATTACTGTAGTTCCAATAGCTGTTGCTAAATAAGATCCATAAACTGTAGCACCTGATGTATGAGCAATTGCTGTGGTATTGGATGGAGTTACACCTTTAAATGGTGCGGCTGTTCCACGTGTACATCCTGTTAAAGTATGAGTACTTCTCCCCGTATATTTAATTGTTTCGTTTGCATATGTTCCTACAAGTAAAGGATCAGTAATTGTACCAGCATCTAAATCAGCCTGACTCCAAACTTTTTCTATAACAATATATCCGGCTGTTGGAAATTCAGATCCATCAGTTAAAACAATTGATGTAGCGGAATCAGTTATGTTCCCATTTAATGTTGTAGATAATTCTAAAGTAGAAACTGCAACTCCACCCACTGGTTGTTTAACAGCGCTAAGTCTTACATATGATGTACCAGCATTTAAACCATTATTCGGAAAAGACACACTTAAAGTTCCATC